CTTCCTCTCTAAAACGTACAGTTCCCTCGCATAATGTTCTAATATTTTGTGTAATTTCTATTGTATTATAACCTAGCTTTTCCATTTCTAAAGCAAATTGAGTGGCACTCCAACTGTCATAGCAAATTTCAACAATGTTACAGTTGTATTCTTCTTTAAAATTATTGATATATTCTATAATGTCGTAAACGTCTATAACTTCATTTTTAGTTATAGTGAGGTTGCCCTCTTGCTTAAACTTATACCAATAGTCTTGCCCTTTATTCAGGTTATTATTGTACGTTGTTTCAGGTATAAAAGATTGTTGCTTAAAATAGTATTTGTTATCGACCTTTACACCAAAAACAACTGATGTCAAGTCATCTTTCTTTGATATATCGACACCGACAAAAACATTGCCTTTACTAAATACATTATAGTCAAAATCTTCTGTGCAGTCTTTCCATTTTCTCATATTCATATATCCATTGTCTGCCATATCTACCCATATATTCATATTTTTAGTTAAGAATTTTCTTAGCTTACTTTCATCTAATTTTGATAGCTTGTAATCACTTCTTAAAGACTGTATGCCCTCCTCATAAGTTGCAACTATCGGATTAGCTTTTATCCATAGGCTTTCATCATCTAATTTATCCCCTGTTTCCATTTCGTGAATATCTATAAAGTATGTATCATCTTCAATAGATATATCAGGGTCAAGTATTTTGCTAACCTCATCATAAGTTGACTTGCAGGGGCAATTAATATCAAATCCTGCTGTTGTTATGGTAATCAATAAGCCCTCAGGTCTTGCTATCATACCTGTTTTTAAGTTCGACCATATTTCATCTGTTTTGTGGTCTTTGTACTCATCTACTGTTGCTAAGCTAGGGTTATTCGCATTATCATTGTTCTTTGCTTCTCTTGACAAAGGTTTTATAAATCCGTTGTTACTTAAATTCGTTATTTGATGATATGCTTCTTTCCATTTATCTTTTAGAAAATCGCTAGTCTTTAAGATGTGTAATATTTCTTTATAAACTATCTCTGAACCCTCTTTATTCCAACCTGATAAATAAGCTTCTTGCTGACCTTTTGTAAACAAAAAGTAGCTATTTAAACAGGCTAACATTTGAGATTTACTGTTTTTTCTCCCAACCTGAATATAAGCTACTTTTGTTACTCTCCTATTATTTTTTCTATATTTAAAACATAGCAAACTACTCGCCCAAAACATCTGCACCTCTACAAGTTCAATCGGTTGCCCCTCTAATATCCCTGCTCTGTGCTTGAATTGTTTGCACCAAAAGTAAAAACGCATTAATTCGTTTTTGTCAAAATAATACTCATCATTTTCTAAAAATCTTAAAAATCTTTTACAAGCTAGACTATGTTTTTTACAGCATTTTCTTTTTCTGTTTGCTCCTTTTTTTACCCATTTTATAAGCCTGTCGTATAGTTCTTGTTCAAGTTTTACAAACTTATCCATTATTTATATCTCCCCCAAAAAGCAAACTAAAATCATCTGTTTTCTTTTCTTCTTCTTTCTTTGGAACAACTAATTTCATTCTGCTTGTAACTGTCAAGCCTAATTCTCTACTTAAAGTAATAATCTGTTTACTTAACTTATCTTGAATATTAATAGTCTTTCCGTCAAGTAAAATATCTATATTATTCGCCATTTCAACAGTTACTTTATCATACATATCCTTAATTAATATATAATTCGCCAATGTTTCTATATCTAAATTAGTTAAAATATCAAGCCTTTGTAATTCTTCTGAATAATAATTAAATTCTTCGTGTAATCTCTTAGGTAGCTTTTTAGGAGGAGCGACCTTATCATTAAAGCCTTTAAGTTCTTGCTCTTGTCTTTCTTTTATTTCTTTTTTAGTTAAATGTTTCTTGCCTTTTTCTAATAAAACGCTAACAGGTTCTCTTTTTCTTCCCATAAAATCACTCCTCCCTATTACTACTCTATAACTCCGTCTTTGTTTATTATTTTATCTTTTATTAATGCTCCTCTTTCATTAAAAGCATATTCTTTGCCCTCAATGTTTCTAACATAACTTGTATCGCATACTCCCCAATCGTTGAAATAAAAAGTTTCTTCGCCAACTGTGAGCCATTCTTCGCATAACATTTTACAATCTTTGTCAAAGTAATACCATTCGCCTTTATACTTCAACCACTTTTCACAATAAGCATAACCCTCACTATCAAAGTAATACCATTCGCCATTGATTTTAGACCAACTATTTTTTGCATAATCTCCGTTTGGTAGTCTATACCACCAACCAACATTGTCTTTTATCCAACCAATAGGCTCGTTGCTTCCGTTTAGGTAACCTTTAACTTTTTCAACAAAATTACTCCAACAAATACCATTTTTACAAGCTCTTATTTGTTCAGGGCAATTTTTTCCTGTCCAATAATTATGTTGTACCATTCTTGAAATATCTATATTTTCTTCTTTAAGTATTATTGAAGCCAATTTCGCCCCATTTTCTACAGCTTGGTTATAATCGCCATCTAAATTGACACAAATTTCTATTGAGATACTTTCTGTATTTCCTTTTCCTCGCCCATCTCCTGCGTGCCATATCTTGAAATCGTGATCGTGCGTTTGTATTGCTTCGTGGTCATCAACTTGCCAATGCCAACCATAACCTATACCACTTCTTGCTTGTAGGTTGTGATGTGCCTTTGCGTTTGCTCCTGCTGATGTGTTTCCTGTTTGGTGTATCGTTAAATATCTTTTTGCATTTCCTCTCCCAAAACTTACACGATTAGAAATTGCGTCTGATACAATTAATCTTTTAATATCCATATTTTACACTCCTAATTTCTTTTTATAATAATTTATTTGCTTATTTACAGCTTCTCTACAATGTTTTAAATGCTCTAACTCGCAAATAATAAGTTCTTTTTCTTGTCTTTCGACTTCTCTATTTTTTAAGTCTTTTTCTATTTCAATAACTTTGTTATCATAAACATTATATTTTCTATATAACTTATTTAAAATCATTTTGCACCTCGTATATAGCAAAATAAAGGGTATTACACCCTTTATCTTCTATCATTATTAGGTTCACTATATCCTAATGCTCTTTCACTATCTGATATTCCTTTTGTAGTAGGGTCTGTGATAACTCCAACTATTGCAAGAATAACAAATACAGTTTCAATTATTCCTAAAAGTTCTTTTGATACATTAGTAAAATCTACATTTACTCCAAAAAGTTCTAAAACTTGTTTTCCTAATAAAGCTATTGCAGGAATTATTGCTATCCAAAATGCTCTGTTTTTTACTCTTACTTTCCAATTAATTTTCATACTATTTATTCTCCTTTTTAATGTTTTCTATTTCTTCTATTGCTTTATCTATCATTGCACTATTTGGATTGAATTTCCCTGACTTTGCAGGTAGCTTTATAACTTCCTTAACTCTTTCCTCAATAGTACAGTTGCCACCCAAAAGGGCGTACCCCTCGTAGAGTTGTCTTATACAATAAATTTCTTCTTTGTAAATATATCCCCTATCTAATATATCATTAGTATAGTTGATTATTAGTTGCCTTAAAATTGACCTTATTGAGTTACTTTGCTTTTCATCTTCTAACTTCATTTCTTCAAAAGCAATACTCAATTTTTCAATTTCTTTATTTAACCTAACAACTGCGTTATTTAAGCTATTAATAACAACAATTCCACTATAAAGATTTTTTGCAAGTAGCAAAACAGCTCCAATTGCACTTGCATAACCTCCTATTTTTAGAATATCCACAATTTTATCCTCCTACCTTTCTGCAAACGTTGAAATTTCAACAAATGGCTTAAAATACCCCCTATTTTGCATTATTTTTATTTTTTAATGATATTATATGCCTAAATTTTGTATTTTCTTTGGTATATGCTCCCAAAAACTAGATTTTTCGTGAGGTTGTTCTCCGCCTTTAACATCTTTTAATGCTTTATATAATTCATTATAAAAAGTTACATAAGTTCCACTCTTATAACTCTTATCTCTATAATAGATTTCTGCCTTTTTGATATTTTCTTCGTATTCAGGGTTAGCGTTGCTTATTGTGGGTTTTTCTTCTTCAACTCTCCTCCACAATTCAGGAGTATTAATAGGAATATTCTCATAAGTTGCCCTGTTATCTGCTAAAGCATAAAAAACAAGTCCTAAATGATTTACATATTCGCCCTTTACATAAGTTTCGCCAACTCCCCATTTTCTGAAAAAATCGGGATTATGTGCTTTTTCTTTTGCTGTTGATTTCTTGATAACAAAATCTAAAAGTCTTTGTGTTTGCTCCTCGATTTCTTCGTTTGGTGTCTTTAAGACTTTGCATAGTCCAACAACTTTTTTTAATTCGTTTTCAATAGTTGAAACATCACTTGCCACAACCTCTACATAATTAGAACGTCTGCCAATTACTTCGTAACGTTCCTTTCCGTTACTCTGTGTAACTTTGATTACTACTTCTGCTATTTCTTTTTCTTTTTCTGCCATTCTTTTACTCCTTTGCTTTAAAT